ATAAACTCTGTTCATAGTTCCTGCTGAACTATAAGTAGTAAAGCTTGTAGTGTTAATTGCTACACCATCTTTATCTGTTAAAGAAAAAGTATTAGCATCTATTTTAACAACTAAAAATCTTTTATTGTTAAGTTCTGTCATGCCAACAATAGCAGTAATAAGTATTTCATCTCCAGTTAAATAACCATGTGAACTACAAGTAATTACTCCTGGATTAGCTTTTGTAATTGCTGTTATAGTTTTATCACCTTCTAAAATAGAACCATTGTCTTTATAGAATCTTATTTTTAAATTTGAGAACTCCAACATATAAGTTTGTGTTGTTGAAAATTCAAAAGGAATTAATCTTGTTTTATTATCGCTATCTGCAACCTCTGCAACAAATGTTGTACCTGGTCTACGAGCAGCAGCTCCATGTGGATATACAACTAAGTTTTCTAATGTTGAGCAACCAGAAGAATATTTGGTTATATCAGTTCTACCATCTAGTCTTGGTGATAATTCACCGCCTGTAAAGTTTGTTAGCTCAACTGCAACTCTAGCCATTGATTAAAACCTTGAGTTTATAAAAGTACCTGCGTCTATAACATCTGTCATGCCTAGGTCTTGTTCTACGTTTTGACCTTCAGTTGAATCTACAAATCTAGCATCTCTTAATTTATCTTTAAACAGTTCATACATATTTTTAGCTGTTTGATTATTAGATGTAACTCCAAAAGCAATGTCAGCACCCAATGATGCAGATATTGTTTCTCTTAATAACTCGTCATATTCATTGGGATCAGTAACTCTTGAAACATATAATATTTTCATAGTCTCACTATTACTTAAAACTTTTCTACCCTCTACTTTATAATTCGTATCGTAATCTAATATTCTAAGTAACCTTAAACAATCTGCTGGTAAGGTATAAGAATATTTAAAACCCCAAGTTGGTGCAGAGGTATCTAAAGCTAACTCTATTCTTTTTTGTAAACAATTCCAAGGGTGTGTTCTAAACAAAGCATCTCTAACTTGAGTGTATCTTGAGTTACAAAGTCTAGCGTTTTTTGAATCTTCTGTTAATGAAAGTATTGTTGTAGCTCCCAGTTGATTTAATGCTCCATTACATATTCCTACTACTGATGCCATATTACTTCCTTATTATATACTTGCGTCTGATTTGTCTATCTTTTTTTAACGCAAAAATTTCTTCTACTGTCTTTTCTTGTTTAGTGTCAAAACCATAATGATTTTTACCATCATTTTGAAATCTGTCTACTAATACATACCTGTAAATGTAATTGTCTTTTTTAAGATGTAATACAGGTTTTAAATCTTTAATTTGTTTCATGCACTTTAGGGGGTTTCTACTCTTGCTTCCACCCCCTAAAATTTTATTTATTAATTAACTACGTAACTAATATTCCAATTTAAAGTACCAGCAGTACCACCAGTTGCGTTAAAAGTAATCGCAACATAGAAGTATCCACCTGGATCTTCGCTGTCTCCAGCTAATTCCCATAGCTTTTGAGAGCCAGTATTTAGATCAGCAGCTTCATAACGAACATCCGCCATAGCAGCAGCATCAGCTACTGAAGTTGCGAAAACATCTTCGTCTTTTTCTACACCAGCTGACGTATAAATACCAACATTGAATGTACACGAACCACCGAATGTGTCTGAACCAACAAATAAAGTTGGAACAGAAGCATTACTAGGGATAGGTGCAAGCATAACAATATCGTTATCTGTACTGTCTCCAGCAGCAAGTTCTACTGAACCGTGAGCTGTTCTTAAAACACCAGCTAATTCAGCAGCACTATTTGCAACTTGAGGAGTAGCTTCAAAGTTAGCTACAAGGTCTGTATTTTTAGTTGTCATATATATCTCCTATTAGGCTTCGACTGCAACAATTGGAACAACTTTCGCAGATTCCATTCTTGTAGCACCGATTGATTGACAGTAATAAACTTGTGTAGCATACGATTTATCTGCTCTTTCATCTATTCTTGCGGAAATATCTTTTCCGATTCCTAGTAAAAGACCATCTTCTGCGTAAGCAATACACGTTCTATCATTACCTGATTTAGGTAGTCTATTTGTTACAGTAAATTTAAAACCAAGATAAGTATCAAGTTCGCCTTGCACAAGTGCTTTGACGGTATTGAAATCTGAGCTTGTAACTTCTGAATCACCTAATAGATTACCAAGTTGCTCTGGACCACACATTACGTGTCTAGGTATAGAAGGGTCAACGTCTGCTTTGTCTAGTAAATCTTTTGCTGAAATTAATTTAGCAACAGTTAAACCAGTTGTGCCTTTTACAACACCAGTTTGAACGCTTTCCGTTCCAGTACCTGTCTCACCTGTGTAAGCAGTTCCTAAAGCGGCTGTGATAATAACATCATCCATTGCTCTTCCCATAGCCATAGCTGCGGCTTGTGCGTAAGATGATGTAGGGTCTATTAAAAGACGTACTTTGTCTTGTTGATCGATTAGATCAGCAAATTCGTAATCTCCAAGAGATACTCTTCTTCTTGAGTGAGGTGTATCTATTTGAGGAGTGTCCGAATGTCTGCTAGTTTTTAACTGAGCAGTTACTTTTCCAACTTGATCAAAGAAAGCATTTTTTCCTACAACGCTTTCAACTCTGACTTTGTCTCTTAATAATGATCCCATTTGTTGAGATAACATTTGTATGTTAGCAGAATACTGCTCTACAAATGCTGTTGTTATTTGTGATGACATATTTGTCTCTCCATTATTATTGTTATTGTTATGTTAAAAATCAGAAAGGTTCTCCATCAAAACGATAGGCAATTCTTGGATTTAAAGTCTTTTAGACTACAATTCTTTTCTTTGTGGTCAATAAGGTTCTTGCGAGTTATCTTATTATTAATTGCTTATAATAAATTTTATTATATTACAAGCAATTTAATATATTATTTTGCGTTAGCCATTTCTCTTAAAGTGTACACTTGTTGTACCATTTTATCGTGATCTGGATGTTGTCTATTCCAATAAGGTCCATTCTTATCATTCATAATAGTGCTTATTTCAGATTCAATATCTTTAGTTGTATTAACATTTTCACTTTCAGTTGAAAGTATTTTATCTTCAGACATCATACCTGCAATTTTTGCAAAGCCTTTTATAATATCTGGATGGTCTCCAAGTCTTGTACCATTTGATAAAGTCATATCTAATACTTCTGGATCAATATTTGCTTTTGCTAATGCACCAGCTTGTTTAACTTTACCTTCAAAGTCTCTACCCCACTCTTGTCTTAACTGTTGTTCAGCTTGTGTTTGAGCAGTTTCAGTATCAATTCTTGATTGCTGTGCAGTACCTTCCATATTATTTTTATAATATTCTAAAATACCTTGAGCTTGTTTATTGTTTAATCCAAGTTTGTAAGATTGTTCGGCAAAAGATTTTATTGCACCCTCATCCATTTCAACAATTTCTGATTTTGCATCTAAAGAATATTTATCAGCAGATTCTGGTCTACCTAATTTAGAATATACTTCATTCCATTGATCTTCTGTTGAGTTATTAGTTGGTATAACTAGTTTGTCTTGACCAATCATTTTAGTTGCATTGATATAACTTTTTGCTAACGCATCTATCTCAGTAAATTTTTCAATGTTAGGATCATTTCTAAAATCTTCACTAATTGAATCTTTCCAAGATGGAGGTGTTGCAGGTGCTATAGGTGCTGCAGTAGTTGTTGGTGTTGTTGTTTCTGTAGGTGTCGCTGTTTCTACAGGCACAGTTTCTTGTGTTATCTGTTCGCTTGACATATTATTTTCCTTTTTCTTTATCGTTTCGTAGCATTGATTTAATAAATAGAACGACACTACGTTGTCCTTCCATGTATGCACTCTCATGACTATCCCCCTTTACATTGGTGGTAGAATGATAATGACATCTTTTTTCAAGATCAGTTAAGACTTGTTTGCCTTCTTCTGTATTGAATATGTATTCGTAATTTTTTTTTAGTCCTTGAATTAATTGTTCCAATTGTTTATTTGCGTCCATATTATTCCACTTCTGAATTAACTAAAGCTTGTGCTTCTTCTGGCAACGCTTTCGCTAGTGGTGCTACATCTCCTGCTGCTTGTGCAACTTGTTGCATCTGAGCCATTTGTTGTTGTTGTTGTGCAGCTTGTGCTGCTTGTTGTCTTTCTGCGTTTACTTGGTTTTGTGATTTTAATAATTTCTGTGGCATACCAACTATGTCTGCCAAGTGTTTAACAAGATTATCAAAATTAACATAATCAAATACTGGTGCTAC